GGTTGGTATAGTGATGGAATAAATGTTAGATATTGGGATAGTAATACATTAGCTGCTGGTGTTGCTTGTAATACTTTAACAACCACAACCACAACCGCTGGAACTACAACTACAACTACAACTGCCACACCAACTACTACAACAACCACAACATTGGACGCATATTATTATTATTCAACGACATGGTATGGACCTTGTAATGATTGTAATTTTATTGAAAATTCTAATTGGAAATCTTTAACTTCTTATACAACTAATAAATTTTATCGTGCGTATAGTGGTCCTGGTCCAGTGGTAAAATTGAATAGCACAATTAGTCCAACAACAGCATCTACACTTCCAACTCTGGGTACACCTTTTGATTCTTGTGCAGATGCTTGCTTAGCAACAACCACAACAACTGCGGCACCAATACCTGGCTAAAAATAAAAAATTAAATATATAAATGAGTCAAATTATAACAATAGAAAGTAATCCAGTATCATCAAGTGGTAATTGTTATGTTACTGCTGGAACGCCAGTTACATATACTGTTGTTTCAGGTATTTCTGCAGGAATATATGTATCTTATGAATGGTACTTAAATGGTACATTGGTCGGTATAGGAACTGGATATACTTTAACTAATCCTCAGATGGGTGATGAGGTGTATCTCAAGATTTTAAATTGTACAGGTGGTGTTCATATAGGTGATTGGATAGATGATATTACTTTCTATTATAATGATGTAAGTGCTGGTGTGCCTCAAACATATTATATTGATTTAAAAGCATCTTTTGATTATGATGTTATTTCTGCTGTTCTAAATAGTGATGCGACAATAAATAGTGTCGAAATACAAATAAACAATGTTCCAATTGTTTGGACAGGATCTGCTACATCGATAGATATTACACCAATTATAACAGAGACTTCTGCAATAAGTGCTAATTCTGTTCTGGAAGATGATTTAGTGACTCTGGTTACTCAGGGTACCGATAGTGGAACACCAACAATAATTAGAGGAAAATTAAAGGTTAGAAGAGTTTCTTCTTAAAAATAAAATAACCTTCTAGTCTAGAAGGTTATTTTTTTATAAACTATACTAATATTTTTTGATATATTGATAAAAACAATCTATTCTCATGTCAAATACAAAAGTTAGCGTGATTATGGCCTCATACTTAGGTCCCTACCCAGGTGCTGCCACAAATAGAGATAAAAAGTTCATTCGAGCAGTTAATAGTTTCAAGAAGCAGACTTATCAAAATAAAGAATTAATTATTGTATCAGATGGTTGTCCTATAACAATTGAACTTTATAATAATTTTTTTGTAAATGATAGCAATATTAAGTTATTGGCTATACCAAAACAACCGTTATATTCAGGTGAAATGAGAAATGCTGCACTCAAAATTGCAGACGGTGATATAATTTCATATTTAGATTCGGATGATGTTTTAGGTCCAAATCACTTACAAATAATTGTTGATCAATTTGATTTAAATAAATATCAATGGGTTTATTATAATGATCTGATGTTGTTGGATAAGGAATTTAAAAAATTTCATTTACGAATTGTTGAACCACGTTGGGCAAGTATTGGATCTAGTTCAATTAGTCATAAAAATTTATATGAGTTGAGTAATTTATGGACTACTGGATATGGACACGATTTTATGGCTATGTTTAAAATGGCTTGTATGGGACTTAAGTATAAAAAACTAGAAAAAATGCCAGAATATATTGTTTGTCATTACTATAATTTTGATGGATAATATTTATTTATAAATTCATCAAAATAATTATCAATTACATAGATATATTTATATCCAAGTTCTTCACAGTAATATTTTTTGCATTTATTCTTTTCTAAAAATTTATTATACCAATATAATGATTTAATTTCAATAATTAAATTGAATTTTTCAATAAAAAAATCTGGATAATAGACGCATTTTTTGTTTTGATAATAATAATTGATACCATTTTTAAAATCGGATAAATCATTTATTAAATTATTTACTTTTAAATAAGTTAGAAAATTTAGTTCATAATTGCTTTGATAATGTAAATTGAAATCTTCAAATTTTTTAAGATATACTCTAAAAGTATCATTAAATCTTAATATACTTTGTGTATGGTACGGTACTCCAAAATTTAGCAATGATGTTGTTTCTTTCTTCTTTTTTATCTCTAATGATTGTGAAGGATTTTGCACACCATAATTTTTTAAAGTTGTTTCTTTCTTTTTTATTTTAATATCTTCTCGTTGTGAATTGTGTTCCACTCCATATTTGTTGATATTATTAATTTTTATCTTATTTCTAATTTCTTTTGATTGTGTTGGAAAATACACTCCATATTTTTTAAATAAACTTTCTTGTCTTTTTTTGTTTGCACATTTTTTACAACAGCAATATTCACCTTTTATTCGATTATAATACTGATATATTATATCTCTTATTTTACCGCATATATCACATTTAACTTTTATTTTTAAAGAACTATTTTTTGGTAAATTTACTACGTCGATATCAATTTCATCACCAATTTTAATGTTTGTATAGAATTTTTTATAATAATTCAAATTTCTATTTGTGATAGTTATATTTATAATTTTAGTTAGTATCATAATATTATATTTTTTGTATCTCTTCCAATATTATAAAAGTAATTTAGTAATATTCTTTCTATGAATTTTGAATTGTTATTTGTTTCGTCTTTTAACATTTTTATAGTTTTTTGATCTAATGTTATTGATATACTATCCTTTTTTATATTTCTTTTTGGTTTCATTTAATACTATTTTTATACTATATATAAATATTTTAATTTCATTTTTTCAACTTTTTATTCTTTTTTTAATAATTATTGTTATGAGAAGTAAATTGCCAGAAGATGAAAAACGAGTTAAGTGTTCAATATCTATAAATAAAAAAATAAATAAGATGTTGGAAGAAGTAATTAAAGAAAAGGAAGTTACAAAATCTGTACTAATTGAAAATTTATTAATTGAATATTTTAAATCTAAAAGCAATTGAATAGAAATCATTATTAAAATATTATAAAGAATATGAAAAATGAATTTTATGTACATAATACAACTGAATTAGTAGATTTAAAAGAAGAATCTCAATGTTTACTGGAAGACTGGGGAAAAAGATTTAGTATTAAATATCCAGAAGCTATAACATATCATGAAATATATAATAGACAAGATTATTTTAAAGGCGATTGTATAATTCAACTTGGTGATGTTGTAGTTGATTGTGGTGGTAATATTGGTATTTTTACTTCATTAGCTTTTGATATGGGCGCATCAAGAGTATTAGCATTTGAGCCATTTCCTAATAATTATGAAATAAATAAAAAAAACAATCCTTCTGGAGAAATTTTTAATTTAGCTGTAAGTAATAAGACTGATGAAATTATAGAACTATTGTATACATCAACAGGAAACGGTGGACATACTATTATTCAATCTGAAATGCAAAGAGAAGCACCAGGTCATTTTGAACATAAGAATATCTATGTAAAAACTATAACACTAGATGATATAATTAAACAAAATTATATAGATCATATAGATTTTTTAAAAATTGATACAGAAGGTGCCGAAATTCAAATTTTAGAAGGTCTTTCCAATGAAAATTTATCTAAAATAAGGTGCATATCATTAGAATATCATCATAATGTTTTTAATTATGATGAAGATTTATATAATAATTTTCAATCTAGATTCAACAAATTGGGATTCAACACTTTTACCTGGGTATTAGATAAATATTGTAGAATGTTATATGTGAATAGGGGTGATGTTTTTAGAGATAATCCTAATCATAAGAAATAAATATGGAAGATTTTACAATTGATAGAAAAAAAGCATATTGAACTCATTATTGAAGAATTTAATTTTGAGAAAGTTCATAAAGTAATGGAACTACTTAATTGGTAGTGGCTTGGTAACCTCCGCCATATCGGTACACAAGGTGTTCCCAACTATTGATGATTTAAAAAAAACTGCAATAATGTTGTTAAATGATGTGTGCGACGATTATATAAAAAGTTGTTCAACTGGAGGATTTAGAGCTATTAAGCACGATGATCATTTAGAATTATTATTTATAATAAGTGATTGGAATTCTTCAGTTTTGAATTATGGTCCAGAATATGAAAAAAGAAAAATATTAAAAACTCGAAAGAAAAAAATTAATATTATTAATGAACAATAATTTTAAGTATGAAATCTATTGAAATTTACGAAAAAACGAAAACATTTGAATTACAGAGATTATTAATTAAGTATGAATCACTTTTAGAAGAAAATGAACTTCTTATAGATGAAATGAAATTGAATAAATTAAATACGAAAAGACTTGAAGAAATTAGTAGTGATTACGAAATTGACATTTCTTTAATTAGAATGGAACTAAATCGTAGGCTTTGGAAAGATGATTTTTAAATATTTTAATTATAAAAATAAACATTAAAAATGATTAATCATTTAGAGATAAGTAAATCAGTAGGAGAAATTGAGACAATTCTAAGACCTATTTCTTTACATGAAGAGATGTTAATAAAATGTGCCCTTATTTTAACCTTTTATCCTTTAAGAAAATCAAAATTAAATATTTATCTAAATTTAGATAAAGTTCAAAGAGTTGGTATGTTGAACCGACATATTCTTGGGGCAGCATCGAAATTAGGTATACATCAAGTATTTATAAGACAGATCATTGGTCTTAAAAGAACAAATAAAAAGTATAAACAAAATATATTAAAGACTGATAATAAACAATTTTGGACTACTGCATATAACACGAATCAAATAGAATTACGTAAGATGTTTAATTTATTATTAGATATGATGATTGAAGAACTTGATAGAAGAAGTGAACCAAAATATTTGAGAAGAAAGAAATTAAATGAGATCGAAAATAAAAACGTCTAGAATTAGTTTTCGTACGCTTAGCTGTTTTATTATTCAGTTAAAAAATAATGCAATTTAAGGTTAACTACCAATTTCTAGATGTGAAGAGTGATAATTTAAATTATCACTCTTTTTTTATTTTATGAAGAAACAATTTTTATATATAATACGATAAGATTATAAAATAAAAATTGAATAAAAACTATGGCAACACCATTATACAAAAAAATGAAATCAAGAGGCACATCATTTTACTGTTTTCCAAGTGCTGCAAACGATTTAAATCTAGCAAATTATAATGATTTTTATGATTTGAATTTTACAAAATTTGTTCTTTTAAATATACCAAGACAGGAGAATGGTGTTCCAGATCCAATAGATGGTGTGATGGATTTTTTACCTAAGAGTAATGAATATGGTGTAGCACCTTTTTATTCTGATGATCCTAATTATACTACACCAACTAAATTATCAGATCAATTAGTAGAGTCACTTAGAAATTATGTTGCTAACTATGATACATCTCTTCATGAGAGCAGAATTAACGCTAATACTGATTTTTATAATATTGCTGAAAGATATACACCAACAGAGATGATACTTTTTAAATGGCTTAGAAAATTAAATCTGATTGATTTCGAGCCAGCTGTTCATAAAATTGATTGGGATAAAAACATTTCAGATTTTGATAATCCGAATGCATCAACAATTACAAATCCCGATTATTTCAGAAAATATTTATGGAAAGAAAGAGAAGTTATAGATTATCAAGTAGTATGGTTCGAAGAAAGCTCAGATTATAGTGGTAGTGGTGGTATTTATAATACACCGAAAATGATAATCAATGAAATTGCCAAATTTAAAGTAGGTGATGAAATTATCTTAAAGAGTGATAGTAATTTAGATGCTTCAAAATTATCTGGTGGTACTGGATTGGTACTTTTAGGAAGTGTTTATAAAGTAGGTAAAATAAATTTTACTACTGGTAGTACTACTGAAATTTGGTTAGACACTTCATTTAATGGTGGTGGTGAAGATACTTTGGACGAAACTTATATGTATCTAAATTATAATAGATTAATTCGATATGTTGGTGAGATTAATCAAATCACAAATATTCAGACAGCTTCTAGAGTTGGACAAGAAGTTACAGCTTATATACCACATCAGGGTGGACAAACTCCTACAGTTCTCTTTGGAATTCGTGATAATACAAATTATTATCCTAATTTGGAAATACCTATTCTTGCGGATGAGATTCAAACTGAGATTGTGGGTGCTGAGAGTCTAAATAGTCCCATTAGAACAAATCCTCAAGATTATCCTGGTTCATTCTATGGACAATTTGATACTCAGGATAATACTTATTTGTGTTCTAATGGTGATAAACTTAGATATCAAGGAGATTATTATGGCGTTTTATTAACCAATAATACTGGATTAAATGAGGAAGATTACATTGAAAAATTACCAGATTTCAATTCAGATAATATTGATGGAGTTTTTCTTGATTTTGATAAGAAACACTATTATAAAATGAATATTCCTGGTTTAGAGTCTCAAAATTTTGATGAGTTTAGTTCTATAGCAATACAAGGACAAGCTCCAGCTGATTTTGATTTTAATGCAATTCTATGGTATTATGAACTAATTGAAAGAGATAGCAATAATAATGTTAATTCCTATGTTAATTTATATGGTATAGAGTTTTTAAATAACCCAGAAAATGATGATGATAGTTATGGTACATTGATCACACCTTATCACAAATTGGTAACTAATGGTGAACATGATGGTTTATCTTACATGTTTAATTTAAATCTTCATTATAATATTGATAATGATGTTCAACCTCTAACATATGATCCTAGTACAATCTATAATATGTTTAGCTTTGATATGTATAATGAAATGATGAGAAGATTTTATCAGGTAAATGATAATTTCGTTAATATCATCCAGGAATTCGTTAGAATTAATATGGATATACAAGATATGAAATCTTTAATATACTCTCAAACAGATATAGATGATCTAAAGAGTAGAATGAAAAACATGGAAGATCTTCTAAAATTATATGCTTCAAATCAATTTGTAGATTCAGATACTGCAACTATTTCAGCAGATTATTCTGGTGTTTATCCTAAACTTAAATTTAATGTTATAGGTGTAGAATATGATGAGATTAAGAATATTAATTTATCAACCGCATATGATTATAATTTTACTAACACTGGTGCATCTTATCCGATAGCCTTATCATTTTCCAGCAAAATGTTATTAAATCTAATTAATGATAATCATTATAATGAAACTGGTGATGTTATTGTCAAATTAGATAGAGATTTGAAGAATAAACAAAAATTAGACATACTTATTAAACCTAATTATGCATTATATTCTCAAAGATTATATTTTAATATGGATTTTAATTATAATAATACTGTATCTGAAGTTAATATTTTTAATATAGATTTACCGATAGACTTAAAGGATTATAATGTTGCAGTACCAGAAGAATCTACTTTTGATGATAGTTTCTTTTTAAACGAAAATATTTATGTCAACTGTACTGACGTTAGAACAGGTACAAGTTGGTGTACAACTGGCTATACTGAATTAGTTTTGACAGAAGATATATTTAGAACTGGAAATACTATTTATGTTCAGAATTTGTATTTTAGAACTAAGGACAACGCTGTTATAGATTTTAGTGGAGCATATACAATACTAGAAAAAATAGGTATTACAATAACAATAGACCTTCAAGTTCATAATATAGATAATCCAACCTTAGATCTTTGTGGTGCACAATTAGTAGGACAACCAAGAGTGAGTTTTTATAGAGGTTTACAAGTTTCGATTTTAAGAATAAATGGTGAGAATACTAGCACATTTAGTGAAAGATACGATATAACTTATAAAATAATCTAATTTGATGGAAATATTAATTAGCGATCTAGTTGATAAAATTAAAAAAATATTTGATTCTACAAAAGTATTATCAATAGAGAGTGTTTATGAAAAAATCGATAATTCTTCTGAATTAAGATTGGTGATTTCTATGAATAAAATTTTGTATGATGATGTTAATATTATTTATACCAAAATTATTTTTATATGTGATGAAAGTAAAGTAAAGATTACAAAATCTTATTTTACCTATTTGTATGATATTAATTGTGAATATGTTAGAGTGGAATTTTCTGATTTAGAAGATTTTGGTAATAAAATTTCTAATCTTTTTAATAAAAATAGATTCGGTGAGAATATAAAAATACTATCTAGATTTATTAAGTCACCTGCAACATTAATTAATACTTGGTTTGAAGAAAATAAAATCACAGATTTATCTGTAATTAACGTTAATGAAGAGAAAATAAGTATAATGCCATGTAAATCATTATTTTTTAGCTTTAAAATAGATCTCAGTAATAATCAGACGGTTGATTTAACTATTTCTAAGGAAAAAAATAACGAGTATATATTCAAATTCAAAATTTTTAATAATATATATGAGGACAAGGAGACAAATTTGAATCGACTTGTTGAAACTATAGGAAATAATTTGAAAAATAAAATTAAAATGTAAAAATGGCTAGACCTACAAAATTAAATAGAGTTTTTAATAGAATAGAACTTAACTATACAAATTTAACAAATCAAATAAATGATTGGTTAGGTTCGTTGTATCAAAAATCGAGCATACTTTTTAACTCAGCATCACCGTATGGTCAAATATTAGATGTTGTTAAGGAATTTTTTGTTCAAAATATATTGTATTTAAAGAATTTTGTTAAGCAATTAGATATCGAACAAGCACAGTCTAAAAGAATGATTAGTAATATTGCTAGAATTTCTGGTCATAATCCATCAAGAGCAATATCAGCAAAGGGTACTCTTAAATTTAAACTCAAACAAGGTGTTAATATAGAAACAAAAGTTGCAGGTGGTCAAGTAATTATGTATGATAATACCGTTATTAAAAATAAAACAAACAATTTCTATTATACTTTAAAAGTTGGTTCAAATAAAAGCTATTATTATTTAACTCCAGGTTGTCAGTTTTTTGTTAATGTTGTTCAAGGAAAATATGAATATCAAACTTTTACTGGTGATGGAACTATTGCTCAATCTTTTCAAGTTTCAGTTAGTAATAATTCAACAATAGATAATTTCGATTTTCAAGTAACATTAAATGGAATCAGTTTAAATATCAAAGATCATATATATGATATGCTACCTGATGAATATGCTTGTTACGCTAGAACAGGTTTTAATGGTGGGCTAGATATTTATTTTGGAAATGGCTCCAATGGAATAATACCTCCTGTTGGCTCCATAATTCAAGTTAGATATTTGCTAACTAATGGATTGATAGGTAATATATTAAATAATAAAGTAAATGATTTTACTTTCATAGATGATATTTATGATAGTGATGGTAATGTTTTACAGCCTATTGAACTTTTTGATATTTTTGTCGAAACTAATATTCAGTTTGCAAGCGATGGTGAGACTTTAGAATATACAAAATCTGTGGTTCCTTACGTATCTAGGAATTTTGTTTTAGCGACACCTGCACAATTTATATATCATCTCAAAAAATTAAATATGTTTTCTAAAGTTAATGCTTTTAATACTTTAGATATGGTTAAAATTGATATTGATAGTGATGGTTCGTTAGATCAGATTAATATCAATGAAATGTATTTATACTTAATTCCTAGAATAACAGATTATTTTTCAACAGATGTTAATTATTTCAATGTACCATTTGATGCTTTTTACCTAGATCAAAGTGAAAAAGATAGAGTTATAAGTTATCTTAAGATGCAAGGTATAATTAGCATTACATCAGTTGTTAAAATTATTGATCCTATTATCAAAAAATTTGTAATAAATGTTTTTATCAGAAGATTTGAAGATATTGAAGAAGATAATATAAGAGAGAATGTAATTGACATATTATCTCATTATTTTGCAAATTATTCTAGATATGATAGAGTTATTAAGGCTGATATAATTGCTCAGTTAAAATTAGTTGATGGTATAGATTCAGTTAACATAGAATTTATTGGTAAAGATAATGAAGATTATCATAGAGATGGTGCAATTTTATCCTCAACTTCACAACCTGTGCTTCAGTCTACATATGCAACATCATCTAAATCAGTTAATGTTTCTGCTGACCAATATAGAAATGTTATAGTCGCACAACAAAATCAAAATAAGGTTAGTCCTGATCAGACTTCGCCCCTATCTAAGAATAGTTTATTAACCAGCGCATTAACATTAGGACAATCGGATGAGAGAAGTAAACAAAATACAGCAATATTATCAGTTGAAAATTCTACTGTTGTTGCATATAATAATACACAACAATATGATGCAAAGAAAATGGTAGGTATAGATCCAGTACTAGGAGATATAGTTATTGGACAAAATGAATTGATTATTCTAAGAGGTGGTTGGAGTAATAGAAATGGTGTCTTTTTTAGTGAGGATCCAAAGACTTCAACAGGATTCAGTTCTGTGAATATTATATGGAAAGGTGTAACACCTAGAAAATAATTTATTCAGATTCATCTAAAAACTCTTTAAAAATTTCTTTTTTATTATCCAACACGAAACTGTGTATATAATACGCTAGCATTTTATAGTTTTTGTATTCGTATATATTATTAAGATTATAATCTTTTAAAAAATTTTCATCAGCAGAAATCATATAATTATCATCTGGATCAAACCAATAACCTATCTGATATATTTTATCTTTTATTTTCATTGATAATAGAACGGCAACTCCACCTCCAATTTCTCCGAGATAGTCTATAACTGATATAAAGTTAAAATCATCTTCCATTTTAAGAAGCCTTATTTTTTATATATATAATAAAAATAAGGTTTCAAATGGCTTTAAAAGACGTAAAAGATTTAGTTATAAGATATCCAGGTCATCCAAAATATGAACCCGGTAGAATTGTTGAGGATGATGAAATAGAAGTAATCGTCCAGAAATTAGAAATGATACTTTTTACTAATAAAGGTGAGGTTCTAGGTGACAATGATATTGGATGTAATCTAGAATATTATTTATGGCAGACTAGAATTACAACAGGTAATCTAAAACAAAAAGTTGAGGAACAAATCACAAAATATATTCCAGAACTTATTAGATTAGGCTATACTTTTGATGTTTTATTATATGAAGGAACATTAAGAGATATTTTGTATCTAAATTTTGTAATTAAGGGCTATAACATAGAATTTATATTCGAATAATATGGCGGAGAAGTTAGAAGAATTTATATTAACTACTGAAATAGTTAATAATATAGAGGAAAAAGAAAATTTAGGTAAGGTACTCAAGAGACATGAGAAATTGTGGTTCGCGAATACTAGAGGTGTGCGAAAAGCAAACTTAGTTTTTGCAATGACTGATGATGAATTTGAGGAGTATATCAAATGTAAAATTAATATACATTATTTTGCTGAAAGATATTGTCAAATTAAAAGAGAAGATGGTTCAATTGGACCTATGAAGCTTCGAGATTATCAGAAGGATATTATAGACTTATATACAAAGAATCCTAGAAGTATTTTAATGGCATCCAGGCAGACTGGTAAATGTATATCATTTATAACCAATATACTAGTGATTTCAAAATCTGGCGATACTATTAAAGTTCCAATAGGGCTTTTGTACTATAATGAATTGAAAAAAGATAGAAAATTGACATTATTAGAAAAAATTAAAATTATGTTATACAATTTAATATATAAATTACAATAATTTTTCCATTTTGACTAAAAGCGACCAGAAAATATTTATATATACTAATAAAAAAATATGGAAAACGATAATTTAATAACTTGTAAAATATGTGGATTTAAATCACAAAGGATTTATGGTAGACATTTAAAGTCTCATGGGTTAACTTCGGATGATTATAAAAAAAAGTATCCAGGTGAGCCATTATATTCGGAAATTGATGCTAAAAATACATCAAAAAATAGTGGAAAACATATGAAAGAAGAAAAATATAAAAAAATGTTTTCTGAAAAAATAAAAGGTGAAAAAAATCCGAATCATAAGTCAAAAACAACTTTAGAACAAAGACAAAAATGTTCCCCTTTTTCTGAAAAATTTGTTAATTATAAAGATGAAAATCAAAAAAATGAATTTATTAAAAAAGTTTGTGATAAAAAATCGTATACTACTAGGTTAGATTATTGGATAAATAAAGGTCTGTCTGATAATGAAGCAAAAGAGAAATTATCAGATAGACAAAAAACGTTTACATTAGAAAAATGCATTCAGAGATACGGTGAAGAAAAAGGTAGAAAGATATTTACTGAAAGACAGGAGAGATGGCAGAAATCTTTAAATGAAAATGGAAATTTAAAACAAGGCTATTCAAATGCGTCACAAGAGCTATTTTATTCTATATTAAAATTTTATGATTTTGATAAAAAAAATAAGATATATTTTGCTACTAAAAATTCAGAATTTAGATTGAATAAAAAGGAAGGTGGTGTTTGGATATACGATTTTGTTGATTTGCCAAATAAGAAGATTATAGAGTATAATGGTGATGAATATCATGCAAACCCTGAAATGTTTGAATCGGATGAATATCCACATCCATTTAGAAAAAATGTAACAGCTGCGGAGATTTGGGAAAAAGATAGAAAAAAATTAGAAGTTGCAAGAGAAGAAGGATTTGAAGTTATAACAATATGGGATTCTGAATATAGAAAGAGCAAAAAAGATACATTAGATAGATGTTTATCTTTTTTAAAATTAAAAATTGAAGAAAATGCTTAAAAATTTTAATAAATTTAGCAATTTAAAATTATTTGAAAAGGTAGATGAATATGTTTCTTTACTAATGTTAGATATACATGAGAAATTAAATAATATATCAGATAATGATTATTTTATAGATTTTTCTGAAAAATATGGTTTTACGTCGTCAATTCATATTGATAGAAATATTCTTAAAACTATTTCTGTATATCATGCACAAATATCAGTACAAGAAATTATTAAAGAAAATTTTAAAAAAAATGATATTAATATTTATATAGAAGATGATAATGTTGATATAAATAAAATTTATACTTTACTATCTCATGAATTTTCGCATTATTATCAATTGATATCCGGAGAAGATAAATATTTCACTTCTTTTAATAGAATGATAAATATTGAAAATTTTAAAAATTCAGTAAAAAAGTATAAACATGATTTTTTGAATTATATTTATTATAATTTTGAACATGAATTAGATGCTAGAGTTAATATGACATATGAAGGTTATTTATATTCTAAATTAAAAACATTAGAAGAAATGTATGACAGATTTTATGAAAATGAGTTATATAAAATGTTAGTATTTTTATCAAATTTCAATTCAATTAAGATGATAAAAGAATATGTAAAGGATGATTTATTAGATTTGACAAATCAGTTTAATCTTCTATATGATATTGATCAAATAAATATATCTCAAATAAATAAATATTATAAAAATTGGGAAAATATTTTTAAAGAAAATTCAAGTAAATATATAGAAGAAAGTAAGGATGCAATAAAACAAGCATTTAGTAAACAAAAAAGATATGAAGAAAGTTATTCATATTGTTACGATGAATCTCCTTTATATGAAAACAATTCTTATGATATGGACGATGAAATAATGAAATTGGTAAATAAATTCAAAAAATTACCATTATGATAAAGAATATATTATGATTAAAAATTTTATTAAAAATATTATATATTTTATTATTCAACTAATTGAAAAGTACGAATTTCGTAATTTTAATCCTAATGAGGATGATATATTAAAGAAATTTGTGAATACCATTTTTTTAGATAATGAATTATTGGTGAAAACTGATTATGGTATGGTTCCAGTTACAGAAATAAATATAACCCAACCATTTCAGAGATATAAATTAGAACTAGAAAATGGTTTATCATTAGAAGGAGCAGATACACATATTGTTTTTTGTAGAGACCACGAACAAAAAATGTTAATAGATTTATCCCATAATGATTATGTATTAACAAATAAAGGTGAAAGTAAAGTTAAATCAATAAAGAAGTTAAAAGGCAAATTGTCTATGTTTGATTTGTCTATCGATACTCCAGAAATGAGTTATTACACAAATGATATACTTTCACATAATACTGTTTCTGCAGCAATTGTAATTTTACATTTTGTCTTATTTAATGATGATAAAGGATGTATGATTGTTGCCAATAAAGGTAAAACCGTTAAAGAAATTATCAGAAAAATTAAAGATATTTATAAATTATTACCTTTCTTCTTAAAGAAAGGTGTAACTAACTGGAATGAAACACAGGTTGCTTTTGAAAATAATTCACGTATTCAGACAGAAAATAGAACAAAAGAGCCATCAATTGGTTTTACAATTGACCTTTTATATCTTGATGAATTCGCTCATATACCTGATAATTTTATTAGAGATTATTATGGATCTATTATTCCTGTTGTTTCTTCAATTAATAATTCAAGAATTATTATTACATCCACACCAAATGGATTTAATATGTTCTGGGAATTACTTACTTTTGCTGAATTACCCGATGATGATCCAAATAAAAATCCGTATAAGGCTATGCGAGTCTATTGGAATCAGGTACCGGGCCGCGAAGATACTAAAATTAAAATACTTGATGTTAAACTCAAAAAATTTGGATTTAATAAAGCGCAGGTCTTAAGAATTATAAGAGAAGATTATGATATAACACTCTATAAAAAACACATCAATGATGATATTATAGATTGCGTTAAATATGATGTAAATGATGAAAAGACTTATATAGACAACATAAGAAAGATAAGAGTAAATGGAATACCACTTCCGGAATTAGCAGTAGTAACAAATTGGCAAGAAGAAGAAACAAAACTTATTGGTTCAGCAGAGAAGTTCGATCAAGAATATGGATTACACTTCGTTACTGGTGACAAAATTCTATTTAATAAAGAGACTATTGATTTATTAAAGAGTAAACAAGTACCTTTTGATTATATGAATATTCAACAATTTAATAAATTAAATATACCGTATGATTCATTAAAATTTATAAGAGATACTAGTTTATTTAATCCATTCAAATCAAAGGAGTATTATATACTGATATCGCTTGATTTAGCAGAAGGATTAGCAAAAGATTATTCGGTTATTAATATCTTTAGATTAATGTTAAGAGATAGAGAGGAAATTGAAAAATATAAATATGAAAGCTTATATGATTTGTTTAAAATAGAACAGATTGGACTTTATCGCAATAATTTGTATTCTATACGAGAAATCGCTCATATATTCTATTTAATAGCATTTGAATTATTTGATCCGGAAAAAGTTAAGGTTGTATTAGAAATGAATACCTATGGTGGTGAGTTTTTAGCACATTTACCTAATGTTTTTGATGGAAATAATGATTATTCGAATTCTGTTTTTTTAAGATATAAACATAATAGAGAAGATATAGTAGGTAAAATAGGATTGAAATTAAATAAAG